TTAACGAACTGTTCCAATACTTCTGGATCTTCGATGGTTTCAGGTGCTTCTTGACCCTTTACAGGATATAGCACTTTGAATCCTTCAGTTGGTTCGCTGTATCTTAAAGTGTTACCACCATCCTTATCTTTTATGACAGAAGGTTTATTAAGATCTACAGTAGCAAAGATGTTATTCAGTTTCATTGTTATTTCCTCTATTTTATTAATTAAAGTTATATGGTATTGTACCACATCTGTGGACAACAGAGGAGAATGCAAGACCGAACGAGGATGAAATGGGTTTGGATTTTCAACTCGTTTTTCAACCTGTTAGAGAAAATCGAAACCTATTTCAGCCGAGGTAGGGATTGATATATATCCCCCACTCGCATTCTACAACAATTTTTCGTAAAATTTTTTTGAATTTTTTTTGCATTTGGTCTTTTTCTTATAGGCTATTAAATACTATAGTATATAATATAGTATGGTATAGTAGCTGGTATTGATAGGAATATACTAGTATCGTTATCGTTTTCCCTTAGGGGGAAAACGATACAAGCTATGTTTTGGGGTTGTGAGATAGTTATTTAGAGATAAAAATAAACTGTAAACTTGCATTGTTAAGATCTAGGATATTATATTATTTGCATGGATTATATTAAAAGAGGTGTAGCTTGGGGCAAAACAGGTGTTAAGAAAGTTTACAATATTTACATGCAAGAAGAAGCAGATTCGGAAGGTATCGAGTATAAATATTGGAAAGAATGTGATCCAGGTCACATGGCACTAACTGATGATGGATGGGTAACGAAGTTAATAAAACGAAAAGAATATACAAATAAGCATGGAGTTACTAATGTTTACTTCGTGTTTCCCTTTAAGTCATTTTTTGCAGGTAAAAACTTTATTCTTAATTATGAGGACTATAGAGGTAAATACTATAGATTAAATGGTGCGAGTAACAAGACTGTTAAAGAGCTTAAGCTACAAAGCTATGTTAATTCTCCTAATAGTTCCCTTATGGTTGATTGCTATCTTCGGACAGGCGATCGAATGGCTGCTTTTAGGGCTGCGTTCCCTAATAAGAAACCAAAAGGGGCCTGGGGGAAAAGACTGGTAAATGCAGTATTTAAACAGGAGAAGATCACTAATATGGTAAGAGAAAGAATAAAAGAGGAATTGGAGAAAGCAGGACTTAATCCAGTTTCGGTACTAGAGAAGTTAGATAAAACCTGGGAAGCAGCATCTGATCAAGAGGATATAGATGGGATGCTAAATGTGATTGACAAATATGAGGAATACTTGAATTTTAAAGATACTAATGGTGAAGTATCAAATCAATTGAGTGGTGGAGCCTTAAAGGCTATCACAGCAGCTTTTGACGAGCCTCCATCGCTAATCGAAGAAACCACAAAAAAGATGGAGGGCATGTAACAATGGCCAAAGCAAAACTAGCAAAACCAAAACCAAAAGGCCCTAAAAAGGCTGCACAATCAAGAACTGGCAGAGCAAGTGCTCGTAGAAGTAGCTCAAGCAAAGCAGGAAAATCAAGAGCTTCAAGAGGTAGAGCTTCTGGTTGGGTAAAAAAGGCTAGAAAACCAGCAGCTAAAAAGCTCACAGTAAAAAAGACAAAAGCGACAACAAAGAAAAAGAAAAGGTATTAAACTATGGCAATATTTCCATTTGGCCGCCCTGGGCATAATACAGGATTTTCCGAAGATGAAGTAGAGAATAGACTTCAATCTATGATAGATCAAGAAGTTAAGACTTTTGGGAAAAATTCTACTACTGTGTTAAAAGGATGGTCAAAAGAAGAATTGCAAAACTATCTTGATAATAATGCTGTTAATCTTGGAAAAGTAAATAGCGTTACATCAGAAAATCCAGAATCTGCTGCAATTGTTTCCCTCTCTACAGGGCCTGTGACAAAAGGACAACTTGAGCAATTGCAGCGATTTGATCCATATTACGAGGATCAAGCTACTGGTCGGCGATATGAAGGAAGTGCAGCCGATATACGACAAAAGATTGTAGAAGAACGAATGGCTGCTAATGTAAAAGCTGGCAAATATAACAAGAAGGGATTATTTAAAAACCTTAGAGGTAGATGGGAAAAAAGATTAGATAGATGGGCTGGTGGCGATTGGGATCCAATGAAAGGCACATTGAGAACAAGCAGAGCTTTAGATGATAAAATACAAGGACAGATAAAAGAAAACAGGCAGATACATTATGCCAATCAGGCTCTAAGAGCAGCAGAAAAGGCTACCCAAGATCAGAGAGCTCATGCAAAAGAGCTAAGACAGCAAAATATTGAAGGTTCTAAAGATCTTATGGGGGTTATGACTGAATCTCTTGGAAAGTATTTCAATCAGCCAGAGCCTAATGCTATTTCTTATAGAGGCGATGCAAAGCCATCCAGCAACAGAATGCTTACTGGTCAAGAGCTTGTAGATGGTACTAATGCTCTGCAAAGAAGAATTGAAGGCGTGACTAAGGTAGATCCTTATCAGGCTTGGCAAGAAGAAAGAGATAGCTTCTTGGAAGAAGATAGCCAATTTACTGCAAGGTTTTCTGCTACTGGTGGTGATGGGAAAAGTTACAAAGTGTTTAGCGATGATAAACATAATGCCTTTGTTGGGGACAATAGTGTTGCCTACAATAGTCAAGGTGATCCTATTGGCTACCTTTCTGGCCCTGGTAAATTCAATTGGGGAGCACCTGATGAAAAAGATCTTCCCCCAGGAATGACTATGATGGACTATTGGCAAAATGTTGGGACTATTACAAATGATGATATGAGTAATCCTCAATCATTGCTTTATAGATATAAAGGGTTAAAAGATGTACCTACATACCATAACTCTTTAAATCCTTATGCTGATAGATCATCAAATGCTGTTAATGTATATCAAGAAATTTTAAGCCAAATTAGAAAAAGACAATAGGTGAAGCTGAGTGGACAAATCGAAACAATTACGCAAAATGGCTCTCGATATAGAGAAGTTTGGTCGTGTAATAAATCCAGAAATGTTTACGATTCCATCAGCACCTTTCCACAAAGAATTATATGCTATTTTAAAAGATGAAAAGAAGGAGTACATTTCCCTAAAAGCTCCTAGAGGATCAGCAAAATCCTCTATTGTTGGTGGCATATTCCCCCTCCACCATTTAATGTTTGCCGAGGGGAAGAAGTTTGTTGTATTAACTAGTAAAACTCAAGGCCATGCAATCAAGCTTCTGCAAACCATTAAAGACATTCTAAACTATTCAGAAACATTCCGATACTATTTTGGGTATTGGGGTATGCACAAAGCACAGAAATGGACAAACGATACTATACTGTTAAAAGATGGATCAATGATAATGGCGATGGGAGCTGGCCAGCAGGTAGTTGGCCTCAAGAATATCAACCAAAGACCAACATTATTTATTGTAGATGATCCAGAAGATCTTAATAATACTAAAACAGCAGAAGCTATGGCAGCTAACCAACGCTGGTTATTGCAAGGAGTTGTTCCTGCCAGGGATGCTGTTAAAGGAAGGATTATCGTGATTGGTACTCCACAGCATGCTAATTGTATTGTAGAAACGCTGCCCATGATGGATAAGTGGTTTTGTAAGTCATGGAGATCTATTGATGGGGATTTAAGTACAGGTAATGTTCTTTGGCCTGAAATGATGACCAGAGAAAAATTGTTGCAAGAAAAAGAAGATTTAACCAGAATAGGAAAAGTATCTATCTGGTATTCTGAACGCCAATGCGAAATAGTTGGTGATTCAGATCAGTTGTTTAAACCCGAAATGTGGGAAGAAAATTATTTTGAAGATTATAATCTCATAGTAAATCCAGATCGCACACACTCTCTTGAGATAATAAAAAATGGGAAGCTTCTTGGCCCCTTCCCTGTTACTGTGTTCATTGGGGTAGATCCTGCCTCATCAACGAGGGCAACCTCTGACTATTCAGTTACCTTTCCTATTGCTATGGATAGCAACCGCAATCGTTATACGCTTCGACCTTTCCGAAAACGATCTACCCCAATTGAACACGCTACCGATATTATAGAAAAGAATAAAAAGATGAAACCAAATAGGGTGACTATAGAAACTACAGGCTATCAGGAAATGCTTCGTGACTATTTAAGACAGCAAGACGATTATATACCTGGACTGGAAAGAAAGGTAAACCCAAGAGCTTCTAAATCTTCAAGGCTTGATAGCATGGTTACTTTCTTTTCTCAAAAGCAAGTTCATATACTTTCAGAATTAAAATGGTTTGTAGATGAACTTTGCTTGTACCCAAGGTCTAAACACGAGGATGGAATGGATGCTTTTTATTATGCTAATAAATTTGCCTACCCTCCAGATTGGGTAGCTAATGAACCGAAAGATGATTTATATAGAATTAACAAAGCCAATATTGATTGGATGACTTTATAATGCCAAAAGTAGGTAATAGAAAATTTCCAGATACTACGCAAGGCGAACTGAAAGCCTCCTTGTTTGCAGAAACTCAACCAGAAGGAAAGAACAAGGTAGTTAAAGAGGACAATTCTGAATTAGCAAAAGAAAACTTTGAATTGTTCCTGCAATATTCATCTGAAAGATTTGATTGGGCATCACAAGTTGTAGAGAATGATGCCTTTAGAAATAATGCACAATGGACTTCTACTCAACAGAAAACATTAGAGGAACGAGGCCATAGCCCACTAGTGCTAAATCGGATTCACCCTGCGGTCGAGATGGCCAAATCAATGATGACAGCCAACAGGCCGAGGTTTACCTGCTCCCCAAGAGAAGATTCCGATACTAAAATGGCTCGGCTCTGGGGGGACATACTTGCGTATATCTGGGACACCAGCAGGGGTAATACAGTCATTAAACGAGTTATAGATGACTATTATGTAAAAGGAATGGGCGTATTGCTTTGCTATATTGATCCTTATGCCGATATGGGTAAAGGTGAAGTTCTTTTTAGCGATATAGATCCTTTAGATATTTACATAGACCCTGCTTCAAGGGATCCATTTATTGCTGATGCTTCTAATATCATTTACTCCAGGCTTTTTACTTATGGGCAGCTAGAGGCTCTTTACCCTGATTATATAGAACAAATAGCAAATGCACAACCAGACAATGGGCAAGACTATCCAGGACTTGACAGATATACTGCCGAGCAGCAAAAGCTTTTATATAATACCACTATTAATGATATTTCTTTTGGCGGTAAAGATACTAATGAACAGAAAACTTTTAGGTTAGTACATAGATATAGAAAAGAACCTCAAACATTTTGGCATATTTATCAGAAATGGGATAACTACGAAGCTGTTTACAATGATAATGAATGGGATGATTATTTAAAAGAAGATGTTTATACTATAACTATAGTTTCTACAGGTAACATAAAGATTTGTTCTACTGAGGAAGAAATTGCCCAGGCAAAGGACATGCTCAATAGGTATGGTGAAATATTCCATTATGCCAGGAATATAGAAACAGATCCTCAAACTGGAATACCAAGCGAGAGTAACCCTGTGGTTGTTCCAGGAGAAGAACCTCCAAAAGAAACCTTAGATGAGCCAGCAAAAGAAAGTGAAAGTCCTGATGGACTAGCTAGAGAATCAGCAAGGAAAACAGCAGATCCTCAAAACCTTCAGCATGGACAGACAAGAGAAGCAATAGAAGGTACTACAACAAAAATTAGCGTTCTTAAAAAAGCACACATGATAGAGCAAGGCAATACCTTAGTGCAAGAAATAGAGGAAGATAGAGTTAGAGTTACTTGTAGTATTGGTAAAGATACTGTTTTATATGATTACATAATGCCTTGCAGAAACTATCCTATAGTTACTTTTATGAATCGTCATAATAGAACACCTTATCCTCTTGGGGATATTACTTTTGTAAAAGGACTACAGGAATATATTAATAAGATTAATTCTTTAATTATAGCACACGCAACTTCAACAACCTCACCTAAATTGCTTATCAATAAGGGTACTGTTAATAAGAAAGAAATAATGGAGGAATGGGCAAGACCAGGGGCAGGGGTTATCGAAGTAGATTTCGCTGATGGTGAGCCTAAGTTTACCTCTCCTGCCCCTCTGCCTAATGAACTATATCGTAATATAGAAGAAGCCAGAGGAGAAATTGAATATATCCTCGGTATCTATGAACTTATGCAGGGAGGCGGTCAAACAGAACCTACAGCAAGAGGGTTGCTTGCAAAAGATGAATTTGGTGGAAGAAGAATAAGATCGAAAATGCACGATATAGAGGCAGGTCTTTCTATGGCAGGTACAGTCTTAATGGACTTATCACAGGATCTCTGGAGGTCTGAAAAGATTATAAGAGTAGTTAATCCTAATCAGCCAATGACTGAACTTGCTATTAATCAAAAATTATACGATGAATATTCAGGAGATTTAATAGATACAGCAAATAATCTAGCGGTAGGTAGATATGATGTTATTGTACAAGCAGGATCCATGCTACCTACAAATAGATATGCTGCTTTAGAATATTATAAAGAATTTTTCCAGATGGGCATAATAGACCAGCAAGAAGTATTGAAGAAATCAGAAATTTTCGATACCGAGGGCATTCTGGAGAGAACAGGAGCTGTGCAGCAATTGCAGGCAGAAGTGGCTCAGTTGCAGCAACAGGTCAAAGACCTTACTGGTGATCTTCAAACAGCACATAGAGAATCTATGCACGATAAGAAGCGGGTTGAACTTGAGAAATCTAAGTCCAGGATAAAAGAAACTGAACTTGAACTGAAGAAATCACAGCAAATTTATAGTGAAAGACTTAATGATGCTTTGAAGCAACAGAAGAAGGTCGTGGATGATCAACAAACAATCGGTGGTGGCCCCTTTGGCTTACCAGCTCAAGGATAATCACCAATATGGAGATAATCTAATGGAAGAAGAAAAAAGTGTGAATCTATTCGAGGTTCCAGAGGAACAATCTGAACAGCAGGTTACAGAATCTGAATCTAAAGAAACAGAAACACAAACAGACGACATGGAGTTACCTGATCTTTCGGGATTAGGACTACTTGACTACGAAAAGCAACTAGCAGAACAACAAGCAGAGGCAAGCTCCCCTGATCCTGGTGCCGAGGAGGAAACTTCTCAAGCTCAAGGTCAAGAACAGGAAACACCAAAGCCAGATGATCATGCTGCTAGAGCAAGGTACTTTCAAAGCAAAGCCGATAGAGTGGTTGCTGAAAATGATAAGCTGAAAAAATTAGCACCAGATGCGTTAAAGTATGCTCCTTTAATAGAAGCTATACAGACTGATTCTGATGTAATTGAATTTATTCAGCAAAAGGCTAATAATGGAACTTTAGGAAAATCAGGTAATGCTCCTACTACTGATGTAGTGCAGAGCTCACCTAATACTGCCCCTCAAGGGCCTCCTGAAAAACCTACTAGACCTTCTGATTATGATCCAGCAACAGCTATCCATGAAGTTGAAAGTGCTAGTTTTAAATACAGAGAGGCATTAGAGAAATACAGGGATGATATGGATGAGTGGAGAAATAACCAGGAAATGGTTCGGTATCAACAGATGCAGGTTAATCAGCAACAACAGCAGCGACAGCAGCGAGTAGTTGATAATTTCAATATTCTGAAAAATGAATATAATGCTACTGATGAAGATATACAAGACTATAACCAATGGATTAGTGATCCAAATACCATGTCAATCCATAATTTATGGAAATTCCATCAATTTCTCAAATCGCCTGAAATAAAAAAACAGATTGGCAAGAAGAAAACTGAAGATCAAATGAAGCAAACAAAAAGAGCTAAGATGATCCCTAATACTCCTACAAAGGTGGCAGGGAAAGCTAATCCTACTCTTTCTGAAGCTGATAAATTTAATTTAGATCTTCTTGCTCAAAATAAAAGACCATAATATAAAGGAATAAGATATGGCGAATACACTTCAAAAGTCGTTAGGAGCAACTGGTGTTTTGTATGACGAAAGACGAGATTTCTATATCAGCCCGAATGTTACGAAAGAACTTTGGACTGATGTAGCTCCTTTTACGACAACTTTAGCAAACATTGAAACTAGATCTGATTTAAAAGATCCTATCTTTAAAATGTTTGAACATAGAAACCCTTGGCAAAAACAAGAGTTTACCTTAACAGCAGCAGTAACAGTACCAGATAATGATACTGGTATAGCTCATGGTGCAGCAATTGCTGCATATAGCGGTTTAGGAGCTCCTGATGATGCCTGGCTTGGCTTGGCAGTTGAAGTATGGGATTCTACCAAAACTACTCGTAGGGGCGTAGCTATAATAACAGCAATGGTAAATGGTGATGAGCCTACGCTAAAACTGTTAAGTGGTGCTGCTTTTACTACAGTAATTGGGGATATAGCAGTAGTAATCGGTAATGCACAAGGTGAAGGAATGGAATCTCCCGAACCTTGGGCAGATGAATTGTCAATCGTGTGGAACTCTACACAGATTTTCAAAACTCCTCTGCAAATTACTGGTACACTAGAAGCTGCTGTTCTTCGTGGTGAATCTAGTGAACTTTCAAGACTAAGATCACAAAAATCACAAGAACATAAAATACAGAAAGAAAGATCTTTTCTACTTGGACAAAGAATAGGTGGTACAGGATTGGCTGATGCCAGGGATGGTGCCTCTAATGAATCTTTTGACGATAGTGGAAGAACTTCTCATACTATAAATGGAACCTCTGGTAAAGTGCGTTCTACTTATGGGGCTCTTTCTGCTGTGTTAGATTATGGTTCTAGTAATACTGCTGATGATCACCAAAATATTTTCCCTGTAACTGAAGCCAGCTTTAGTTATTCGGATTTTGTTGATGTCACAGAAAAAGTATTCCAATATGTGCCAACATCTGGCTTTAAAAGAGCTTTTTGTGGTGCTGGTATGCTTAGTTACTGGAACAAGATGAGCCAGAGTGGTTTCTCAGGAAATTCAGACTGGCACATCAATCTTGGCGATATGGATCGTGATAGGTTAGGATTTAATTACAGAATGCTTGAAACTCCTCATGGAGTAATTCAACTCATTCCTACTCCTGTACTTACTCGCAGCCCATATAACAAGTATATGCTGATCATTGATGATAGTAATGTTTTTCATGCTCAGTACAGGCCTTCCAAATACCAAACAAACATTAAAACTGACAATGCCTACGATGGCACAAAAGATCAGTATTTTTGTGATGAGGGGATTGGCCTTCAAATGATCGAATCACATTCAGTATTTTACTTACAATAAGGAGGTTATAAAATGGCTTTAACACAAGGTACATGGAGTGAAACTTCATTAAATGGTAGTTTAATATTGGAATGTGATGTAACAGCAACTGTCGCTGAAAACGATGGCTATACACTAAAAACACCAGACAGCCTGGACACTTCCAGGCCCTGGACTTTGGTTGTAAATGCTACTGATCAGGCTTTAGATGCGGCTGGAACAGCTTGCCCTGTTCATATATGGGGTGGTTATGCAAATGATTTTGCATTAACTGGCGATGGAGCCTCTGTGGCTGCTACTAGCGGCTTTAAAGTTGGCAGTTCTGTTATGGATAAGGTGCAGGCTGTTCAATGCTCTGTTATCGTGGATCCTAACTATACTGGTGCAAAGGTACAATCTACTGATGCAGGTGTAGTAGGTATTGTTAATTGTGGGACTCACCCCAATTATGTTATCCATTATGATGGTGGCTCTACATTGGCAGCTAAGACCTGTAAAATCATAATAGTTCAATAGACTAAATAATGAGAAGGGTGGCTTTTGCTGCCCTTCTCATAACCATTATGAATTTTCAAGATCGCATAGAAGATATTGCAGGAACTCTAGTTCAAGCAGATGGATCTACGCCTGCTACTGACTTAGTTGCTTTTTTAAACCAGGCATTGCAAGATGGCTGTCAAGATGTAGCAAGAAATATAGTAGCTAATAATCCTTATGATAAACATCTATTTGTTTCACGAACTACTGTTTCTGCTGATACTAATTTAGATGAATCAGAAGAAATTATCTCTGTAGAAAGGGATAGCTCTGAAGTAAGAGCAATTCCTTATAGTGGTAGGTTTGGTGCTGTTAATCCAGATAGTGTAGAATTTGCTACTATTAATGATCCAGTTTATTATGTAGAAAATGGTATGCTGGTTATAAAGCCAGACTATGGAACCACCTCTTACATATATTCAGTACCTTCATATACAGTAGATGTTACTCTTTCTGTAATTACTGATTTTCCAATGAAGTATTACGATCATGCTATTCAATATGCTGCTTATAAAGTATTATGTAGGAGAGAAACAGACCTTCAAGATGTTATGAGAACTTATACTCAGACAGAAGAAGATATTGAATTGGCTCAATCAGCTTCTGGTCAAATCCAGCTTATACAAGCACAAAAGCAAATAGTATTTGAACTATATCGAAACATGATAGGAACAGAAAAATGAAACTTCAAGAAATAATTGATGTAATTACAAAGAGACATCCAGGGACTTCTGGAAACCAAGTAACGAGATTAGCTAATCGAGCTATTCAAGATTTTTGTACTAAAACAGAACTTATAGAAGATTCCTTTTCACTAGATGGCGGTACAGTTCCTAATCAAAGATGGTATGATTTGCCTGATGAAATTATAAAAATCAAGTCAATAGATATAGATGATGAAACTGCCCCAATGCTTGTAGGTAGGCCAGAGAAAAGGGATATAACCTAATGGCTGGATCTAAACATTCAAAGAATTATTGCTGGTGGATAGAAAGAAAGCAATTAGCTTTAGCAAAAACAAGCAATGGCAAAACATTTAATAGTCCTTCAGAAACAGGGCTTTCTGTAAGAATATATGCTACTTGTTATCCTACATTGTTTGTAGTTGATAATACTGTTCCAAACAGTTTAAGTGCAGAAATACCAGATTTCCCAGATCAATTTACACAGGCTATTATTGCTAAAATATCTGCATGGTTATATGAAGATAACCCAGAAACTTTACAGTTAGCACAATATTATGATAGCAAATATAACGAATATATAAGGGATGCTAAATCTTATGCAGGATCAGAAAGAATTAACCAAAGTTCGTATGGCATTAAACCCTACGACTTCTAATACTACTATTGTTCCTGTGTTCTTTGGTTTTCCCTCTAATATTAAATATGAGGTAAAATATGGCAACATGGACAAGAGAATCAGGGGCAACAGCAAGTAGCTCTACTGTTTTAAAAAATCTCTCTGAAGATACTGCACCACAGCTTGGAGGAACTCTTGATGTTAAAGCTTTTGTCATTACGACAACTACTACAGATGGTAATATTTCTCTTGTGCCTAATGGAACAGGTGAAATTGTTTTATCTCAAATAAACCTCTCTGGTGCTGTATCAAAAATTCACTCATTACCTACAGCAGATCCTTCGATTTCTGGTAGGCTTTTCACACAAACAGCAGCCGAACTTGGAGGAGCAGGCTCAACAAAGGTTATCTGTGTTTCCTCCTAATTTTAAAGAAATAATAAAGGTTGTCTTAAAACACGAAGGTGGCTATGTGAACGACCCTGATGATCCAGGAGGGGAAACTAAGTATGGCATTAGTAAAAAAGCATACCCTGATTTAAATATTGCTGATCTAACAGAAGATCAAGCAAAAGAAATTTATTACCATGACTATTGGGAAAAGGGCAGAATAGAGACCTTGCCTTTCCCTTTGCAAAAGATATTTTTTGATATGACTGTAAATTTTGGAAGAAAAGGAGCTGTTAAGGTTTTACAAGAAGCAGCCAATTCAATAAATAAGAAAAAAATAGAAGTAGATGGAGGATATGGGGCCGCAACTGCCAATGCTATTCTAAACTTAGAGCCTGAAAGGGTCAGAGCTTATAGGGCTCTTAGATTTGCTAAATTAGCGATAAGTAATCCAACGCTAGGAAAGTATTGGTATGGGTGGTTTAAAAGAGCCATATCAGTATGATAGATGAATGATGGATCTCAAAAGTTTAATAGAATCATTAGGGATTCCTATATCTGTTGCGATCGTACTTGGTTATGCTGCCATGTATCTTATGAAGTTTATAACAGGGAATTTAATGAAAAGGCTTGATGAACAATTTGGAAGATTGGAAACAATAGTGATAAAGCTTATAGATTCAAATGATAAAGAAAGAAAAGCTCTTTTGAAGCATGAAACAGAAATACTAGCAAAATTTGACACCTTTATAACAGTAGTGCAAAAATTAACAGGAAATGGTTTGAAAACAGATAAACGAAAAGGAAAGGAGTATCACAATTGAATATACATGGTGGATCAAGAAGATCTAAAAGACCTTCTCCAAGAAAAAAGACTATGCCTAAGTTTAAACCAAAAAAACAACGAAAAAGGAGATATAAATAATGGGAACAATTATTGCCTTTATTACCAAAACCTTTCTTACTGAAAAAGTAATGAAATCAGTAGTAATAGGATTGGGAGATTATCTGGTTAAAAGCTCAAAGAATAAACTAGATGATATAGCTTGGAATCAAGTTAGAAAAACCTTAAAGTGATAAATGCCCAAAAGGCTTGAAGAAATACGATTATTTACTGCTGGTACAGTAACCCACCCATCTGAAACAGATATAAGCTCTGATGCTGCTTCT